GTTGAGCAGGGCCGCTCCGAACCCGGCAACCAGCCCGAGCAGCGTAGTGCCGAGGCTCTTCCACATCGCGCCGTCGGTGATGAGGTTCCAAAAGAACTCGATGGCGGCGCGGAAGCCGTTGATCAGCGCATTCACGCCCACCGCGAACCCGAGTTGCAACGCGGAGGAAACCAAGTCGAGGATCTGCCCGCTCTTGAACGCGGCGAGGATGAACATCACGGCGTCCTTGACCCGCTTGCCCGCTTCGGTCGCGAGAGGAGTGAGCTTTTGGATCAGACCGATCGCCTGTTCGGCCAGGACACGGATCGAGTCGTTGATCGGCTGGCCGAGGGTGAGGAACACCTCGTTGATCGTGTCCTTGAGGGTGGAGAACAGGCCGGCAGTCGTCTTGCTCTGCGCATCCATCATGCCCGAAAACCGGCCGCCCTCGGAGGTCATCGAAGCGAAAGCCCGCTCGATGGCCGGGAAGCCGACCTGCCCGGATTCGACCAGATTCTTCACTTCGGAATCCGACACGCCGAATTGCTTGGCGAGTTCCTGAATGATCGGGATGCCGCGGCCGGTGAGCTGGTTGATGTCCTCGGCGAAGAGCCGCCCCTGGACCCGCGCCTTGCCGTAGAGTTCCGCGATCTCATTAACCGGCGCCTGAACGCCCGCCGACACGTCGCCGATCCTGCGGAGGGTTTCGGGCACCGAGTCGGCGGATTCACCGAAGGCGATGAGCTTGCGGCCGGCATCCGCCAGTTCGGGGAACTCGAAGGGCGTCTTGACGCCGAGTTCGCGGAGCTTACCGAGGGTTTGCTCCGCCTTGGCCGCGTCGCCAATCAGCGTCGTGAAGGCGACCTTGGTTTGCTCGAAGTCGGCGGCGGCCGTCACCGCCTTCATGCCGACACCCACCGCAGCGGCTCCGCCGGCCATCGCCGCGCCGATGGACGCTTTGAACGCGGTCCCCGCGACACTGAAGCCTTTCTGCAACGCGGCGGCACCGCCTCTGCCAAGGCCGGACAGTCCCGCGCCCGTGAGTCTCCCCATCCGCCGGGCGGACGCGCCGACCAGTTCGGTGGCACCGGCCATGGCCCGCTTGAGTGCGGTGATGTCGGCTCCAAGGGTGACGGTCAGGGCGCTCATGCCCCGGCTTCGGAGTCAACCGACTCTCGCCACTGGAGACGGAGCAGAGAGAGTTGGTCTGCGAGCGACGATTCACACGCGCCCGACCGGCTCCACGTCGTTCGCACCGCGTTCCGCCGCAACAGACAGTGCTGATACTGCGCCAGACGCGCCAGCGGCATGAACAGGATCCGCTCCTCAGGCCAGCCGGTTTCGCGGCGGCGACGGCGAAGACCTGGGCGGCTACGAACCCGGGTTCGTCGCAGGCAGGGGCTTTTTTCCGGCCAGTCCCGACACGGGATCGACCTGTGCCGCCTCCAGCTCGCGGCTCTGTGCCTCCAGGCGCTGGAAGGCGGTCTGGAAGTCCTCCGGGGTCAGCCCGCCGCAGAAGATCAGGGCGGCTTCCCGGAATCCCTGGTCGTTGAACGACGCCCGGACGACCTCGGGCCAGGGGGCGCAGTGGGCATAGACAAAGCCCATGATCGAGGACGTGAACTCCGGCGTGCCGTCCTTGGGCATCTCCCCCTTCACCAGCGGGTTTCCGGTGCGGAGCAGCACGTCGTAGCTGGCCAGCGAAAGCGGGCGCATCGCGTGGCCGGCGACGATGGTTTCCACGTCGTGGAAGGCGGAGGAAAGCAGCTTCTGGCGGTCGGTGTCGTCCATGGGATCAGAGGTGGCGGAGGAACAGGTCTTCGGTGGCGGGTGACGCATCCAGCGGGATGAAGGCGATCTTGCCCCGGCGCTTCACGCAGGCGAGCGGCACGTCCCGCTTCACCTTGTCGACCAGCCGCTCGCGGTTGAGCAGAGCGCACTTGATGTAAGCGAATGGGTGTTCGGGGTGGGCGAGGTGCCAGGCGTCGTCGTGCCAGGCGGCGATGAGTTCCCTGGTCTGGAACTTGCCGCACGGGCTCTGCGGATCGAAGAACCAGACGGTGCGCTCGCCGCGGATGCCGTCGCCGACGATGCGGACGAACGGCTTCTCTCCCAGCGCGATGCCTACGGCCGTCAACGCGGCGGCGAGGCAGGTGTTGCTGGTGGCGGTTGAGGACAGGTGGGATACGGCGTTCATCTCGGGATCGGAATGTTAGAAGGATGTTCAGGCCCCGCCGCCGCTGGCGACGAACGGGTAGTGGGTGGCGGTCAAGTCGATCTTCTCGAAGTCCTCGTTGTTGAGGCTGCGGCTGACCTGCATGAGTATGGTGGTGCCGCCGCTGGCCTGCTGAAGATGGGCGGGAATCGCGTTGGCGAGTGCGATCGCCGCGCCGATCTTGCCGCTGAACGACGAGGTCTTGGCCACGAGGCCCGAGAGCTTGATCTCGACCTTCTCCTGGTAGAGCGACAGGCCGATGATCTCGCCGGCCTTGTCGAGGACGGTCTTCTCCTGGTTGGAGAAGTCGAAGGACAGGTCGGTGATGAGGATTCCCGCTTGATCGTTCGGGATTCCCCAGTTGCCGGTGGTGCCAAGGAAAGTCGCGGCCATTTGACCGCGTGCGGCGTGTCAACCGCATCAGACGGCCGAGACGACGGCCTCGTAGCTCAGCACGCTTTCCCGGCCGCGTGATTCGTCCGGCGTGGTGCTGCCCTCGCGCTCGATGAGGTCGTGAAGGACGAAGGTCTCCGAATCGAGGTCGGATTGGATCGCCGCCTTGTCGCGGAGGAGAGTCACGAGTTTTCCCGCCCATCCGGCGTGAAGCTCCGCAGGCGTGTCATCCACCTGGGAAAAGAGATGCACGTCGAGCTTCACGCGGGCGGTGTGCGGCATCGCCGGGACTGGTTTGGATTCCGAGGTGTCGAGAACCACGCACGGACGGGTGCGGATTTCATCTCGGCGGGCGACGTGGACCGGGATGGACCCGGGAAACCCGTCGGGCCGGTGGGTATCGATCCATTCGGCAAGCAGCGACGACAAGCGGTCTTCGATCAGGTTGGGCATCCTGTGGATGCAATCGCGTCAACCGGACCGCCGTCGCAGCGTTCGGTTCGCGCCGTCGTTGATCTTGCGGAGCGAGGTCGCGAGTGCCTTGCGGAGCCTGCCCGCAGCCACACGGAGCGCGAGCTGGATGCCCTTGCGGGTGCTGACGTTCTCAATGTAGTCGAGCTTGTTGACCAGCGTGACGGCCGGGCTGTCGCCGGTTCGGATCGTGGCCGATCCTGGCGACTGCTTGTGGCGGGTGATCCACTGCACGGCACCGCGGACGCGCCCGCCGATTGCCTTGCCGGCGTTGATCCACGAGCCCTTGGCGAAGCCGACACGCTTCTGGATTCGCTCGATGTAGGTCTCGCGGGCCTTCGGGCTGGTCACGATCTGCTTCGGCTTGGATCCGCCGAGCTGCCCCCAGCGGTGGAGTTTCGGATCGAGGCGGCCAACCGTGAGGTCCTTCCAGCCGGAACGGGTCTGGCGCAGATTGTTTTCCGCCCGCGCGAATCGCCGGTTCTGGATGTTGGCCCAGAACCGGTCGGCCGCCGCCGGGTCGGACTTGCGGATTTCCTCGAAGGCGTCGGATGGCAAGGCGAACACGCCGCCGATGTCTTTCGCCACCGCCTTCTCGCCCGTCTTGCGTGCCTTTTCCGAAAACCCGAACGGCCGGGTGTTGCGGGCAAGTTCGACGGATAGCCCGCGCGCTTCCTGTTTTACCAGGGACAACAGCGTCCGGCCCACCTTGTCCGGGTAGCGGCGCAGCAGGCGGGCTACGGTGAACGCTCCCTTCAGCTTCGCGGTGAAGCGGATCGCGCCGTCATTCATCGGTCGAGGAAAGGCTGAGAGTGAGGAGTGGCGAACGCGGATGGTTCGAGACCCGGCTGATCCGGTATTCGGTGCCGTCCACCTCGATGCGCTCGCCGAACTTCGGCAGGGCCGCGGGGAACGCCAGCTTCGGAACGCGCAGGCTGAAGTCGGGTGACGCGACGAAGCCGCCCATGTCGATCTGCTGTTCGTCGCGCACGCGGCTGATCAGCACTAGCAGGTCGATGGATTGCCACCGCGCCCGGACGCCATGCTCGGACAAAAGTTGGTGGAGGTCCGAGAGGATTTCCGATTCGAGGCTCATGCCCATGCGCTCCTGTCAAAACGAAACACCCTCTCCAGTTTCCCGGAGAGGGCGTCCCATGAACCCCGCGACCGAAAGGGATTACAGCTTGACGATGCGCTTGAGGGCGTCGGTCTTGCCGACCGTGAAGCCGTAGAGGCATTCGATGGTGACGAACACCTTGTTGGCGCGGGTGTCGGTGAAGCGCAGGTAGCCGAAGGTCATCCCGGTCTGCGGATCGGTGACGGCCCCGGCCTGCTGGTAGTCGGCGACCGGCTGGAGGTAGCGCATGGCCACGGCAATCGCGCTCGGGTGGGTTGCGAAGCCGACGAGCTTTTCGGCATGGGCGGCCGGAATCACAATCGTCTCGTGCAGGTCGAAACCGGCCAGACGCTTGATGAGAGCCTCGGTGACGCCCGGTGCGCTGAGGTTGAGGTTGAAGCTCTTGGCCACGACGTCATCGGCGAGCAGGTTGGTGTAGAAACCCGAGTCGAGGATGAGCGACCGTTGGGAGGCCGGCATCTTCGCCTGGCCGCACACGTCGCGGATGCTCAGCACCTTCTTGTAGTCGAACGAAGTGGCAGCCAGCGCGGCGATGGCCGGTGCTCCGAAGTTCGCCAGGGTGATGACCGTCATGATGTCGAGCAGCACGTCCTGGGCGAGTTGCTGGGCGGCGACTTCCACCAGGGTATCGAGCACGTCCATGGCCGTTTCCGCATTTTCCCGGGCGGTGACGTGGACGGTCTTGAACTTGTGGCGGTTGAGCGTCACCGGGACGGTCGTGACCGTGGAGTCCGCGTTGGCGGTGTAGTCGCCCGCGAAATCGCTCGAATCGGTGGGAGCGCCGACCAGTGGCACACGGACGGTGTCGCCCTTGTCGGACGGCTGCGGGCCGAAATTGGTCGAGAACGCCGTGACCGGCAGGAGGTTCGCCATGAAGGGCATGAGCGCCCGCTGAGCGACCTTGATGTCTTTGAGGTTGGTAAGGGTGTTGGACATGGCGAGCTATCAGGCTTGGTGATTGAGGATGAGGGCTTGTTGTTCGGGAGTGAGCTTCCGCCAGAAGACGGTCTGGGCGGTGGGATTGGTAATGGCGGCGAACTGTGCGTGGAGGTCGGCGGCCTGGGTGGCGTCGCCGGCCGGAGTGACGCGGGCCGGCAGCGTGGTGCCGGTGGAGGCGACGACACGGGCGACCTCGGTTTGGACGCGGGTGTCGAAATCGGCCTGCGATGCCTGAAGCGCGGTGACGCGGGTCCGGAGGGCAGTCGACTCGGTGGTCGCCGTATCGCGCTCGGCTTTGAGCGTGTCGATTTCGGCGGTGAGCAGCTCGACTTCGCCGCGCAGTGAATCCGCGGCGGCCGACGCTTCGTTGAGAAGTTCCGTCTGGGCCTGGTGGTC